GTAGAAGGATCTCCAATTGTAGTTTCAGTTCCAAGTGCAAATACGTGTCTATCTCTATCTGAGACAATAGTTTCTATAGAAGCAGTAGGTGCTCCAGCCATAACAGTTGCTCTTGTATTTAATCCACTTGTTGGGTTCCATGTATATGTTTTTCCATTCTTAACTGTTGCAATTAATATTTGTCCAAAATTATCTAATGACCAGTTTGCAGGAGATAATACAACCGTTGGAGAACTTGATGCTTCACCCCATGCAACAGTTCCATAAGTTGAAGTTCCCCAACCATAACCGATTGTTTGATTAATTGGACCCACAAATATATATGGAGTTGTAGTTAAAGTTCCTCCAGCAGTTACACCTGTTCCTGTTTCAGTAACTGGCATCGTAATTCTAAATGTATTATTATTTGGAACCGCTATTACTTCAAAAGTATTTGTTGTAAAATTTGCTGATGTAAAACTTGTAGTGGGAGATCCTGGTGTTGTTACACTTGTAAATATAATATAATCACCAACTGCAAGTCCATGACCTGCTTTATTAATTGTAACTGTTTTTGAACCTGTTGTTGATGTATAAGTACATCCAGTTATAGCTGTTCCAAGTGGAGTAATATCATAATAAGCTCCACCAAAATAAATAACTAATACCTTATTCGTACCAATTGCTGCATATGTATTTCCATCTAAATCTGTCCACGTTAGCTGGGCACGAGCAACGCCTGTTAATTTATCTCCTAATAATTCTTGCCATCCACCTATTTTTTCAGGATATCCGTATCTAAAACGTACATAATCGCCATCTATCCACTGCCCTTCAGCAGCTGTAGGGGTTTCTTGTTTATTAAATCCAGGTTTAATGGGTATCTTTTTTAAAGGCATAACCACTATTATACCTTATCTTTTATTAAGATGAAATATATATTATCTTGTAAACAAGGTGTTTATTTCTGGAAAATACACTAAACGAAAATTATTTTGATGAGAACAATCAAGAGCATCTTTTACGCTATTAACAAGAGGTTCTCCAGCCACATTAAACGAAGTGTTTAATAGAATAGGAATATTAGTTAATTTATAAAAGGCGTTTATAAGATTGTAAAAATGAATATTCTGTTCTTTTTTCAAAGTCTGTATTCTGCATGTTTTATCAATATGAGTTATTCCAGGTATCTTTAATATTTTATCTTCTTTTACTTTGACTGCATAAGACATGTATGGAAGTTCATCTTTACCTTTTAAATCAAACCATTCATTGCAAAATTCATGAAGCACGGTTCCAGCGTAGGGTCTATACCATTCTCTGTTCTTTATTAAGTTTACTTTTTCTTTTGCATGCATGTCTCTTGGATCAAATAAAAAAGATCTATTACCCAAGGCTCTAGGACCGCCTTCCGGTCTTCCTTGAAAAATAGCAACTAAATTTCCATTAGATATAATTTTAGCGATATCTTCATAAGTTACTTTAGTAAAATTATTTAGATCAAAATTTAAAGTGTAATTAGGTTTTGAACCTAAGTATAAATTAGAATAAGGTTTTATGTCTTTTTTAATTTTAAAATATTCAAATAAAGCCATCCCCATAGAAGTCCCACCATCATGAGAAACTGGATCTATAAAAATGTTATTAGAAATATCTAATAGTTTATAATTTAATTGACAGTTTTGAAATATACCACCAGAACAACAAATATTAGCATTAGGGTCTTCTTTTAAAATTTTATTTATATAATGTTTAACAATAATTTCTAAATCATTCTGCAATATAGAACACGTTATAATTTCTAAAAAATGTCCATTTCTAAATTCATAATCAGCATTTAATACATAATGTTCTCCTTCTAATTTATAAAATCTAGTATCTTCTTCATTACGAAATAAACATCCTCCATAGGAAGATAAACCCATCACAGATCCAACTTCTTTCATTTTAAATTTGTCTTGAATTATTTTAAATAATTTACCTATGCTTTCAGTATTTAATATTATTATTTTATCGTCTTTTGATTTTTTATGACCTATTAAAATTTTAAATTTTAATTCAAATTCTTTTCCATTAAAATAATATAATGAAATTATTTCATCCCCTAAATATTCTCCGTTTTCAAAATAAGATACACCTCTTCCATCCATTATTAAACAATATGCTTTTTTAAATTTAGAATTAAAAAAAGCAGACGCAGCATGATATAAATGATGTTCATTATAATATGTAATTTCCCTATAACTAATATTGTTTATTTTACAATTTTGTTTTATTTCTTCTAATTTTTCTAATTTGTATTTTTCAGATGGAGTATTTTCTTTACCCCATATAATTACATCAAAACTTTGATTTTTAAATTCTTCAAATAATTTTTCTATAGATCTTGTTCTTTTTTTTCTATTTAATAAAGATTCTTCTTGATAAAAAATTATTTCTCCGTTTTCAACAACACAAGCAGAAGCATCGTGACTATAATTAAGACCTAGTATTTTCACTATTATTTAAATTTAATCTGTGTATTTGTATCAGTATTTTTATTTATTATATCTTTAGAAAAATTCAAATTCCAATCAGAAACTATTTTAACTAAAACATTTCCAAAATGTCTCAATCCTTCAGGATCAAAATGTAATTTTTTTCTTTTTACAATAATCCATATTTCTCTCCATGAAAATTCAATATCACACGAACCATCTTTGTATTGTTTAAATCTCATATTTCAACCACCCTTTTGGTTTATCTGCATTAAAAGCTAAAGTTATTCTTTCCTTATCTATATCACTTTTTTTAACTTCATGAAAGAGATTGGGACTAAATAAAACAAATTTACCTATTTCTTCTTTAATTGTTAAATCATATTCAGGAAAATATGTTCCTGGTCCACCTTCTGTTAAATATAAAATACCGCAAAAAGCATCAGAGTTTAAATGATTGTGACAATCTACACTATGTTCTTTTAAAAGAATATTTCCCCAAGCATCATTAACTATAAAATCACCCTTATGAATAATTTTTATTTCTTCCTGTATGCTTTTTATAAACATATCAAAATTTAAATCTTTTGTTAAGGATTGAAAACCACTAAAATATCCTCGTACATTTGTTTTAAAATTTAAATCACTTTGTTTACATTTTTCTTTAATTGTATTTTTTAAAGAATTAATTAAATCTATTTTTTCTATTTTAGAAGTTAATAAAAAGGTATCTATTGAAATAGGTTTAGTTTTTAAATTAATATCCATTTTCACCTATAAACCTTCTTTTATCCATTACATATTGTGTGCAAGGACCATTTTTATCTACATAGTGTAAAAAAGTTTGTGCGTGCCAATCTCCCTTAAATTCTTCTCTCCAATGTTCTACTTCACAACCTAAGTAAACAGCAGCATCTCCTGGTTCTAATTCTATTGCTGCTCCATCCATATAAATTGGCCATTTAGTCCCATCTGATCCTATCATTACAGTAACACTTATTTCACAAGCTGGTCTATCAGTATGTTTCTTAAGATCTGCATTAAGAGTATACATTCTCCAAAAAGCATATGTAGGAAGTAACTCTAAACCTGTTTCTTTTTGCATTAAATTTATTTTATTAATCATTAATGATTCCATTAACGGGTCTGCATAAAAATAGGTATCCGCATTATCGTTTTGAATAAAATCAAAATGTTTATAATTAGTCATATGTCTAATACCACAATATCTATTTAACAAACCAATTTCTTCAACTTTTAAAAAATTCTTAATAATTTTATATTTAAATTTTCTTATAGTATCCATATTAATAATAATTTATATTTATAACAATTCTTCTTTTAACATCTGTCTGTATTATTCCACAATGATGTATTCTTGAATCAAAAATTAACATTCTGTTTTCAACACTATCAATTTTAACTTTTTCATTCTTATCCAGTATAGTATAACCATTATTTGTATTCATATAATATATTGCTGTTATATGTGGACTATCTTGTCTAGGAGACAAATCAACATGGTAATTAAAATTTTGTTGACCAAATTGTTTTAATACTAAATTAGCCCTTGTTTGTATTAATGCTTTACATTGTAATTTTTCATACATTTTAAATAAATGTTCATTTAATCCCATATACCCATTCATAAATTCACTATACAAACATAAAGAAAAATAACCAACATCTTTTGGATCGTTTAAAGATTCATTGGTTTGAGATTCCTTATAAAACCAAGGAATTTGATCACTGAATATATCCTTTTGAAATTTGTCAAAATTTTCTTTTTCTAAAAAATTATCTACAATTTTATAATTTAAATTGCCCATGCTACCACCGAATATCTTATCCCTTTTGTAACTGGTTTTACTGCGTGCGGAAATAAAAAGGTACTTGGCCAGATTATCATTCTATTTGATTTCACATCCACTGCCCATTCATTGGATCCGTCTGGGTTTCTAAAACAAATATCTCCGCCTTCATAGTCATTATTTAATAATAAAATACAACTCAATGTTCTTGGTGCTTGCATACAATGGTCTACATGCCAAGTATAAAAACCTTCTCCCTCATATTTTAAAACAGCAATATTATTTATTCCTATTTTTGGAAACTCCAGTATGTTCAAATCTTGTTTAAATCTATCCATATGATCTTGAAAAGTTTTAGCTAAAAAGTTAGACCAATGTGTTAATGTAAAACTTTCTGTAAGAGGAGATAAATTTTTTATTTTAGTTTTTCTTATATTATGTGCTACAACTCCTGTATCACCACCTACAACTCTACCCTCTTCAAAATTAAATGTATTTATAGTTTTCAATAAATTAGATAATATTTTTAATGGTAAAACATCATCATATATTTTTATAAAATTTTTTATATCCATTTTTTTTTATTCCAATATTTATTTTTATATTTATTTAATAAAGTAAGATTATAAAAAACAGTATTGGA